TACGGTACGCGCGCGGGGCCGGGGCGGTGCAGGCAGGCCGCCCCGGCCTTTGTGTCGGGCCAACCTTGTAGTGTCGGCAGGAGCGGCCCGGCGCTAAACGCCCCCGGATTTGAGGCTAGATGTTGACAGCGGCGACACGGAGACGTAGAATCTGACTATGGCAACCGCTAGATAAAGGAGTAGCGCAACGAGCGAAACGTGAGAGGCACGTACACATAAGAAGGATGAGATATGACCGCCCAAAAGGCGGGACGCGGCCCCCGGCAAAAGATAGCCGCGTTCCTCAGCTCCGGAAAACCCACTACAGGAACCCCGTCGCTGTACGCGTATGGTAGCAGCAAAACGGCGGGGCGCAACGTCGTAGCCTCGCCTAAGCGGCGCGAGGCGCTGCTCTACCACCTTCTCGCCCTCCCCTTCACGCTGGCCGGCATCGGCTTGGCTGCGCTGCTGATATGGGGCATCTGGGCGGTGGTCGCATGAGCAGCTACGACGCTTGGAAGACGACGCCGCCGGACGACCGAGGCTACTGCCCGTACTGCCGCGCGAACGACGAGGACGCGCAGGAAGTCCAGGACGACGACGGAGCGCAGGCGTGGTCTTGCCCGCACTGCGGTGAGGTCTACGACGCGCCGCTCGGGCACGCCGAGATGGTCCGCGAGGGGCGCGAAGAGGCGCGGCTGTGGGCGGCGGGACTATGAGTACCGTCGCAGAGCGCAAACGCCGCACGTTCCTGGAGGGACGGCGCACCTACATCGGCGGCACCGACGTGGCCGGCATCCTTGGCATCTCGCCGTGGTCCAGCCCGCTCCAGGTCTGGCGCGAGAAGACGAACCCCGTCCCAGAGACGGACGGCGGCTCCCTCGCCATGAGGCGCGGGCTGGCGCTGGAGGACTTCATCGCGGACGAGTTCACCCGGGCGAAGCCGGGGCTCGTCACCTACCGGCCGAAGCCGGTCGTGCGCACTGACTGGGGATTCCCGGCGGGCGCGTCCGTGGACCGCATGGTGGCGACCATGGAGCACCCGCGTACCCCGGTCGCCATCCTGGAGGCCAAGACCGCGTTCAAGTACGGCTGGCGGGACTGGAACGAGGAAACGGGCGACCTGCCAGCCGCGTACTACATCCAGCAGCAGTGGTATCTGGCCGTCACCGAGCTGCCGCTGTCCTACGGGGCCGCCGATATCGGCGACCCCGGGGCGCTCCGCATCATCCCGACCCGGCCGGACCGACGCATCCAGCGCCGCTGCATCGAGGCAGCGCGGGAGTTTTGGGAACGCCACGTTCTGACCGGCGAGCCGCCGGAGCCGAACGGCTCGGACGGAGACGCGGCGGTACTGCGCGACCTCTACCGGGACACGCTCCCGGACCCGGCCGTACCACTGGACGACCCCGAGGCGGCGGAGTTGCTGCGGACCTACCTGGAGGCCAAGGGCGCGGCGGACTCCGCCAAGCGCGAGGCCGAGGCGGCGAAGCAGCAGCTCTGCGCCCTCATGGGCGAGCACGAGAAGGCGCTCGTGGACGGCTGGCTGCTGACGTGGAAGACGCAGACCCGCCAGACGCTCGACACGAAAGCACTCCGCAAGGCGCACCCGGCTATCGCGGGCGAGTTCACCCGCACGACCGAGACGCGCGTTTTTGGCCCACCCAAGGAGACCACATGACTGACTCACAGACCGTCGCCAAGCGCGACGCACAGGATCCGGCAAGGAACGGCACGCCGCAGAGCGTGCTGGAGGTGTTCAGCTCCGAGTCCTTCAAGCGGCAGGTGGCGGCGGCGCTCCCGGCGCACATCAGCGCCGACTCGATGATGCGCATCGCGCTGACGGAGGTTCGGATGAACCCGGACCTCCAGAAGTGCACGGTGCCGTCCTTCATGGGAGCGCTGCTCAAGGCGGCGCAGGCGGGACTCCGCCCGGGCATGTTCGGCGAGGGTTTCCTGATCCCCCGCTACTCCAAGAAGACGCGCAGCATGGAGGCGCAGTTCCAGCCCGGCTACATGGGCCTTGCGCAGCTCGCCTACCGCTCCGGGGAAGTCTCGGACATCGTGGCCGAGGCGGTCTACCGAGGCGACCACTTCACCTACCAGCTCGGGTCGGATCCGCGCATCGAGCACGTCCCCGACATGGAGGGCGAGCGCCGAGACGAGGACGTAATGGCCTTCTACGCCGTGGTGCGGTTGCGTAACGGCGGCAAGCTAATGAAGGTCATGCGCCGCCCGGACGTGGACGCCATCCGGGACCGCTTCGCGCCGACGAACAAGGGCGGCGCGGTCGTGGGGCCATGGACGAGCGACTACGCCGCGATGGGAGCCAAGACGGTCCTCATCCAAGCTCTGAAGCTGGCCCCCAAGGAGTCCGAGCGGCTGGCGGCGGCGCTACAGGCCGACAGCGACGCTCTGTTCAACGACCGCGTGGCGGCTGGCGTGACGGAGACGCCGCGTGAGCCGTCCGACCTTGCCGACCGCGTGGCCGACCGCATCGGCGCGGACTCTACGCCGGACCCGGACGTGGACCCGGAGACGGGCGAGGTCATCGAGGGCACGGCTACCGAAGAGGCCGACGCGCTGGCCGAGGCTGACGCGTTCCTGAAGAGCGTCGCCGAGCAGGGGAGGCCGTGACATGGCATCCCCGCAGATTGAAGCGAAGCGGGCCGTGTGGCGCGAGGGTTTCGACCCTCGCGCCCCGTTGGCCGAACAGTTGGACTGGCCGTTCACCCCGGCGTGGCAAGTGGCGCACGTCATGGGCGTCAGCGAGTCGAGCGTCTACGCGCAGGGCATCCGCTTCGACGCGCTCATGCGTTCAGGCGACCGCGTGACGGCGGCCCGGTACGTGCCGTGCCTCGTCCTCGGGCGCTCCAAGCGTTTCCCCACGCAGGCGTTCATCTCATGGTGGGAGAGCGCGGGCGCGGTGACGCTGCGGGCGCTCATGGACGACGCGGCGCGAGAGGCGGTGGTGAGCGTATGAGCTACCGCCCGTCTTACCCTGGTGATAGGATGGCGACGACAGAGGGGGCGCGACGCGCAAACGTCCGCCCCCGTGGCCTTACACCTGGATGGAGGTGAGGCGCGTGGATTCTACCACGGCCCCCGTTAGACCAGCCCCGTTTCAACTCTTCCGCAACCTCGCGCCGCCTATCGAGGCCGCGCTGCGGGCGAGCATCTACCGCTTCGGCGTTCTCGTTCCAATCGCCAAGGACCAGCACGGCAACATCCTCGACGGCCACCAGCGGGCGCGCATCGCCGACGAACTCGGCGTCAAGTACCCGGTCAACATCATCGAGGTTGCCGACGACGCCGAGGCGCTGGAGATCGCGCGGACGCTGAACGAGGACCGGCGGGCGATGCCGAAGGCGGAGCGGCTGGAGGTCGTCAAGGCGCTGAGGGAGGACGGGCACACGACGCGGGCGATTGCGAGTGCGCTCGGCGTCAGTCAGTCCACCGTCATGAATGACCTCGCAGGTGAACAGGAGTGTTCACCTGCTGCCGTACGCGGCCTCGACGGCAAGTCCTACCCGGCGCGCAAGCAGCCGAAGCTGCCCGAAGAGGACACGCTCAAGCTGGCGGCGGAGATCAACCGCAAGCGGCTGGAGGAACGCCGCGAGCGCCACCTCGAAGAGGGACGCACGAGCGTCCCCGCGCCGAGCTTCGACGCCCCGACCTTCCGAGTCGTCTACGCGGACCCACCATGGCGCTACGGCCAGAGCGGCCTCGTCTCGGCCGACTGGGGCATGGCCGAAGACCACTACCCGACCATGCCGCTTGCTGACCTCAAGGCCGTGCCCGTCTCGCGCATGGCCTTGCCAGACTCCGTCCTCTTTCTCTGGGCGACCTCTCCGATGTTGGCCGACGCGCTCGACCTCATGGCGGCGTGGGGTTTCACGTACAAGTCATCCGTCGTCTGGGACAAGGGGCGGTCGTTCCTGGGCTCCTACGTCCACATCAGCCACGAGCTGCTGCTGATCGGCACGCGGGGCTCCTGTGTCGCCGACGTGAAGCACACGGCGGGCAGCGTCTTCCGCGTCCCCTCGGGCAAGCACAGCGCCAAGCCTGATGAGTTCCGTGCCCTCATCGACTCCCTCTACACCTACGGCAACCGCATCGAGTTGTTCCGGCGCGGCGAGGCTCCTGAGGGCTGGCACGTGTGGGGGAACGAGGTACGCGATGGGTGAGCGTACCATGCTCGATTTCAGGCGCGACCTGCGCGCCGGGCAGGAGTATGAGGACTTCGTGCAGCTCCAGCTCTGGCGACACGGCATCGTCGTTCTGCTGAACCGCTCGGCGAAGTTCCAATGGGAGTACGGGGAGAGCCTCGGCGGTCTTGAGATCAAGCTCGACCGTCGCTTTCGTGAGACCGGCAACCTCTACATCGAGACGGCCGAGCGACGGACCACGAACGGTGATAGCGCGTGGCGCCCATCAGGTATCTGCGATGAACCGCGCCCGCGCCTCTACGCCATTGGTGACTACAACACCATCTATCTGCTGGCCGTGAACCTGCTACACGGCGTGCGCGGACGGTATGAGGAGCACGAGGGCGACACAATGCGCGGCTTCAAGCTGCCGGTGAAGAGTGCCGAGCGGTGGGCCGTCGAGGTTGTCAGCGTCGGCCAAGAATGGAGTGCATCATGACGACCGCCACCATCAACGGCAACGCGGGCGGCGTCTGGGTCGGCGAGGAAGGCACCGTCGTGGAGGTGCTGGAGCGGAGCCCCAACGGCCGCGCCTCACGGGTCCGGATGCCGGAGGATCCGCAGCGCCTCCCGCAGTACGCCCGCCGCAGGGTATGGCTGCCGAGCGGATGGCTGGACGGGGAGGTGGAGGCCAGTGGCTAGGCTCCGCAACCGCATCCGTAAGGCCGACTACTTCACCGACGGGGAGCTGCTGCGCTGGCCGCGCGACAAGCGCACGACCTACTCGGGCCATGGCGCGCTGGTACCCGCGTGTCCAGGGCCGCCTGCCGTACCTCGAGCTCCTGCGCCGCCTGGCACGCTACGAGTACGGGTGGATCGGCACCGACCGGCCGTGCGAGAAGGGCGAGGCCGCCGTGCCCAACAAGCTGTGGGACTACGCCGCCGCCGGCGTCGTGCCGGTGATCTGCAACCGCCCGGCTGCCGCCGCCGCCTTCGGCAAGGGTGCCATCGTGGCGAGCTCTGCGGCCGACGCGCTCGAGCAGATGGCCGCCGCCGACCCTGCCGCGCTGCGCGCCGCCGGCCGACCGCGCTACATGGAGAAAGACGACCCTTCGATGCGGATGGTGGGCACCTCGACGCGCCACGCTAGACCACTTGGTACCGCTGTCTCGCGGAGGCGCACATGTGTATTCCAACGTCGCCTGTGCGTGCTTCGAGTGCAACAGCTTGAAGTCGGCAGGCGTTCCTTCCCGTGGAGACCAACTCATGCTACTAGGGTGATAGGGGGGGTGAATGAAGAGTCGGCGCGTTCCACGGAC